TTTCTGTCTTTTTTTACGCACTAAACATTTTGGATTTTTGAAAAATAAAATCTAAGAATGTTTAATGGTAATACTTTATTAAATACTCCGCTGGCAATAGACAAAGGCTATTTGATGAGCCTTGTTCCATCATTGGCAGCGGAATTTATGTTGATGAAATCCTCTCCTATACAGAGTGTAAAGGAGAGAGAAATGCAGTATTTATCCAAAATCAACAAACAGGGAGAAGGGAAAGAAAACATGAAGTTTCCTGTAATAGTGGATATTGTGGGAGCAATCACTAAATATTCTACTTACTTCTCTTACGGCACCCAGTTCCTTGGGGAACTCTTGAAAGAATTGGATAGAAGCCCGAGTGTTTCGGGAATTATTCTCAATATAGATTCTGGAGGCGGTATGGTTTCTGGAACCGCAGAACTTACCCATATCATCAAGAATTTAGAAACTCCTACTATATCATATACTAGCGGTTATCAGTGTTCGGCTGCGCTGGACATTGCTTCTGGGTGTGATTATCACATGGCATCTCCTTTTGCTGATAAAATTGGTTCTATCGGGACGATGCTCTCTTATCAAGATTTTTCAGCAATGTTCGAAAAATGGGGAGCGAAGATTTATGAAATCTATGCTCCGCAGTCTACAGATAAAAACAAGGAGTATCGTGAGCTGATGAAAGGAAACGAAAAACTCTACACTGAACAGCTGAAAGTTTTAGCAGATGATTTTATTTCCAGAATGAAAGAAAATTTTGGGGAGAAGCTGAAAGATGACGGGCATGTTTTCAAAGGAAAAACCTACACTCCGAAAGAGGCTTTGGAAATCGGTCTTATAGATGAACTTGGCTCTCTAGAAGATGCATTGAGCAAATTTTAATCATAATATCAAATAAAATGAAATTCACAAGAATCACAGCCCTACTGGGACTAGCGCAACTAACATTCCATGCAGGAGTGTTTGGAACGCAGAAGCCTTTTGCGAAGCTATCGGAAGAGGAATTGGAGAAAATAGAAAACGCCTTGGCTGGTCTGGAATCAGAAGGAATGGCGGAAGAACTGGAAAGCACCAAGCAGAGTCTTTCTGATGCTGTAACGAATCTAGAGGTCGTAAAAAAAAATTCGGAAGAAACGGCACAGGCGGTAGAAGCCGCACTAGAAACTGCAGGGTTAAAAGAGGAGGCTAAAGAAAGCGTGGTGGAAAACATTGCTTTACTTGGGGAAAAATGCAAGGAATTCGGAGGCTCTAAAAACAGACATTCCGTTGTAGAGAATGACGGAAAGGAGGTTTCTGAAAATGGTTTGATTGGAGGATTTATAAATCCAGAAGATGAGCACAACAAGTTGCTTCAAAGAATAAAAAAGTAGAATAAATAAAAAAATAAGAATATGAGTTTAAAAACAGATCAGATTAAAAGCGAGCTTATTCGTTATTTATCTGTAAATCCTACTTTATTCAGCGGTATGGTTTTATCCAGTGAGGTTTACATCAACCGATTTGCTAGAACCGTAACCAAGGTAAAGGGACATTATCCATCGGTTCAGGCATTGATGAGCCATGCAGTTCAGATTTTTGATTCCAAGAAAGTGACTCCGTATGGAGATATTACATTCTTGTATAAAGATTTGAAGAATTTTCATCAAAAAGTGGATTTCCAAATTGATCCAGCAGAAATCATAGGAAGTGTTTTTGAAGAAAAATACGAAGAAAGTAAAGGTCTGCAGCAGAAGAGCATCTCTGTTCTTGCTATGCAGATTTTAAAAGAAAAAGTGATTGATGATGTTAATATTCTATCTATCACTGGTAAGTTTGATGCATCACAGAAAGGGCAGGCTTCTCCTACATTCGGTTCATCAATGGACGGGCTGAACGAGGTTCACAAGAAAGTAGCAGCGGATACTACAAATCCAGCATTCTTGATTCCTGGTGATGCGATAACTAAAACCAATGTTTTGGAAGTGGTAACGGAATACGAAAGACAGATTCCATCACTTTATAAAAACAAAGTGAAAACTATCTTCATGAGCCAGACTGATGCGGAAGACTATCAGATTGCATACGAAGATAAGTTCGGACAAAACAAGTTCCAGGATGATGCCATGAGAACAAGACTTGGCAAGAGACAAATCGTGGGCATACCAAACCTTACCAAAGGAACTATCGTGTCTACGGTGGACAATAACCTATTAAGGCTTATTGATGAAATTGATAATCCAGCGACTATTACTTCGGTTCAAGAGAACGGAAGAACATTGGATGTTCTTGGAGAGTTCTCTCTTGGATATGATTATGCTGTAAACCAATTGGTATTCATGCATACATCAGACGGAACGAAGAAACGAGGATTGAACAATGCGGATCAGAACGAATTGTTCTATGCAAGTGAAAAACTAAGTGTGTAATCCTATACCTGTAGGCACTTTAGGGTGCTTACAGGTTTTTCTAAAAAAAATAATATTATGGCAAAAGAAGACGAAAAAGTTTCTGAAAACATCGAAGAAACTACAGATAATACTTTAGCATCTACAGAAAATGTAGCAAAGGAAACTCTTGACACTAGTGAAGAGGAACTGAATATTTTTGCGGACCAGCTGAAAGAAAAAGAAGCTGAACTGGACAAGCGTGAGAAAGAAATCGCAAAAAGAGAAGCTGAACTGGATAAGAGAGAAAAATCTCTTACAAAGAAAGAACCTAAACCAGCAGAGCCAAAAGCAGAAGCTGTTTCATTTGTTTTCAATGGAGAAAATTACAGATTCACTGATGATGCTCCAAGCAAAATCAGAATCGATGGTTTCATTAAAACTCAGCAGGAAATCTCCCAAGACGAAGATATACTGCTTCAGTTGGTTGTTGGCGGGTCTGGATTGATAGAAAAAGTTTAACCAAAAAAATAAATAAAATTATGGCAAGTTGTTTTGATAGCATTCCGCACGAGAACTTGGAGCATTGTCCAAACGATGAAATCAATTCTGGGATTGCAACGAAGTTATATTATGTTCCTGTAGATTTCATTAAAAGTATGGCAAAACCTACGATTTCTACTACCTATGCCAGCAGGGTAACCATTGCAGCAGGAGGTATTGTTCTTAATAGTGGCAAAGCGTGGAAATCCATCGATATTCAGATGGATGAAGGAGAGTTGAAACCGACCCTTACAGGGAATGTGGGCAACAAGAAGACAAAAACAGAATTGGAATTTCTTATTCCTGGTCTCAGAACGGAAGTGCTGGGCTGGATAGATGCCTATAAGAATGCTCCGTGTGTTTTTGTAGTAAAAGATGCCAATGGGAACCTCTTTGTGATTGGAAACAAAGACCTTGGAGCAAGAATAGATTCTGCCGAGGGAACTACAGGAAAGACGATAGATGATAACTCTGGAGTAACAGTGAAGTTGGTAGCGAACGCGAAAACTTGTGTATATGAAGGAGAAATCACATTAGAACCTGCAGCGTAGAAAATTGGAAAAGATGGATAAAAAGTATTTCAAACTGAATGTTCCGATTGGAACAAGGATTATCAGTTCTCGTGGTGATTTTGTAGTGGAAGAAGTTCCAGATGATGCTTTTGATTTTTTCCAAAGAGGCTCTCAGTGGCTTTCGCTGGTGCCAGAGGCTGTAGAGGGTCTTTCCAAATTGTCGGAAACGAAACTTAAAAGCCTTTTAACTCTCAAAGAAAGGCAGGATATGGCAGAAGATGTTGCCATTATCCAAGAGGCTTTGGAGCAAATTCTCCTTACGAGAACGGAGACAGCAGAAGATAAATCAAAATCACAAAAGAAACAGGAAGCCTAGTGCTTTCTGTTTTTTATCATTATGAATGCAAAAGAACACCAGGAACTTTTAGAAAAGTATATTTCATACGGAGGAAACCAGCGGATAACGGAAGCCTGCAGGAGGTTTTCCCTGCAGAATTTTGCAAAGCTGAAATATGAATTTTCTCGATTGAATAAGCCTGCAGAAGCGAAAGTTTCAGCTGAAATTCCAGCCGATAAACTAGCAGACCAAGAGAGTGGAATTCCGAAAACAGAAGCGCCGAGAAAGGTTTTCAATGATTTTATTGCAGATTATCCCGTAGAGCTTCATAAGGTTTTCCGCAGACGCTGGGGGCTGTGGATGGAGGCTTGCTCCCTTAAAATTCAGCTCGGAGAACTTGACCCTAAAGATGAAGACGAAGCCTTTGAGCTTCAGTGGAAAATTTGGGTATGTTTTAGAGAGTTTGACCAGTGCCAAAAAGTGCTGAAACATTACAGAGAGCATAAGAGAATAATGCCTTTGGAAGCTGAAACTGATTTCGAGGGAATGAGCGAGCTGGAGATTTATAAGCATCGGGACAATCTTAGGGCGCTGATTACAAGGAGGAAACAGACCATTAAAAAAATGGAAAACTCCCTGCCTGCTCCCGAAGATCCAGAGTATAAGAGCCGACTGCACACGCTGAATCTCAAACGGGAACAACTCCAAGAAAAAGAAAACGAACTAATGGAATGCGAAAAATTTTTGAATAATGGAAAATAAAATCAAAAATATTTGATTAAAAACTTGCGTAATCAAAAAATGTTGATTATCTTTGTCGTGTAATAAAAAATCAGAGATATGGTAACAAAAGAAATTACATCGGAAGAATGGTTCTTAATAGAAGCTATCCGAAATTACAGAAAAGCCTATCCTAATGGAGCAAGAATGCTAACGGCTGAAATTCAAGAATTACTCAACGAATTGATGGATTTGGATTACAAAGAAAATCAAGAAGAGGAGAAAGAAGCCAAAGATTAACAAAAAGCCCCTTCGGGGGCTTATCAAAATATCAAAATATGGAAACAACAACAAGACAACAACAGGAAAGAATAACAATGAAACAGCAGCTTTGGGATATTATTGTAGAAGTATCTTGGGGGGAAATATCAGAACAATATTTTAAAAAATCTCGTTCTTGGCTTTCTAAAAAGATGAACGGCAAAGGATTTAATGGAGAAGAAGGGGATTTTACTCCAGAGGAGAAAGAAATTTTAAAAGGAGCTTTGGTGGATTTGTCCGAAAGAATAAAAAAGGCTGCTTACAATATTCAGTAGTTCTTATATACTGATTTTTTATTACCCCCGCCCTGCATTTGCAGGGCTTTTTATTTTTTTATAAAAAAATATTTGCAGGAAATAAAAATTTATCTATCTTTGCAGAGTGTTATCAAGTGCTGAACTTGTATAAAAT